TTTGATAGAATATTTATATCTACCTCGCATTTGTTCAGTATATATTCTAGGAGTTTTCGATCCATCTAGTTTGCTACAGCACTTGATTGATTGTTTGTTATTCTGATTCTGATAGGTTCATTTGAAGCATCTCCTTCTCCTACAAAGGTCATAGTTCTTTCTATTGCTCCAAAGGTATTAACAGCATCATCATAGTCTGTAATATAACAGTTACGTATCAATACATTACACAGATCACCATCTGAATTTGTGAAGGTGAATTCTACATCTGACTGTGTACCATTCAAATAATCAGTATAAAGATCATTATCTTGCATTTCCAAAGTCACAGACAATGTAATATCTTTGACATCATTTGTAATTGGTTCTAAGGTCTTCTTATCTCCTAGAACATTTCTTCTTTCTAGTTTGTTATCAAGTGACAATTCAAAACTTTTCATTTTGTATGTAGCAGAGTTGTAATTCAAATCTCCTGATTCATAATGAAAGATTTGACGACCTGATCCAAAAGTTGAAGAAGTAGCTGTTGATCTTGCGTTTGCATTTTGAGCTATTATTTCAAAAGATGCTGTTACTTCTTCTCCTGCTGTTCCTGAAATACTCATTGTAGCGACTTTACAACCAAGAAAAACCTCATATTCTCCAGTACCTCTTTGAAGACCTATAGACAAAGAAGGGAGTTCTCCATTTGAGGAAGGTTCATAATCATGTTGATACTGAGGAGTAGCAGGAGATAGATCTGTAGTTGTTGCAGATCCGATTGATGCCTTGATAAGCATTCCTGTACCTTCATAGAGAAGAGGAAGATCTATAGAACCTCCAACATTCAAAAAAGCATCAAAATGGCCATTCTGAAAACCACCTGCACCTGATTGAGATAAATGTGTTTTGCGTTCCTTCTCTTGTGTTTTTTGAAAAGAAGCAGAAATGATTCTGTTATCTACAGGCATTGAAGAAGCTATCGTTCCATAAGTTGATTCTTCTCCTAGTTTTATAAATGCTCCACGTCCAAATTCTAACGGCATAATATCCTCCTATGTAGGTAATAATTTTCTAACTTGTAATAAACATGACATAACGAACAATTCTAGATCTGTATTTTGTACAAGGCAACGTACAACATAATCAGTATTTACTGTTCCTTGAATGATACGACATTTGACCCAACCATTTATAGATCTTGTCTCTCCTAGAGAGATCATTGAAGGCTGTGCAACTCCTGAAGAATCCAAAACCTCAAAATCATAATAATCAACTAGCTTAAAATCTAGATGCTCTCCTGAAGGTAATGATCGAGGAGCAAGCAATTGAGAGATTGGAAACCAAATATCTATTTTTTCATCAGGATCTTTTTGTATGATTGTTGTAGGTACAGTTGAAAGACCTGATTGAGATGCTAGATTGACAATATTCTTAAAAGGAGCACCTAAATAGATATATCCGTTAACGGTTGAAGTCAGTCCTGTTGTAGCAAGATCAGAAGATTGATCGGGGTTATCCCAATATAGCCAAACCTGATGAATAACATTAGGAGATTTAATAGCTCCGTAATTTGCTCTAAATGTTGCTTGCTTGCTTGAGAAATTCCATGTAACTCTTTCAAAAGAAATTGGTTGATTTCCGTTTTGATCTACAATAACAGCATCAAAACCGTCTGATCTAACATTGTTCCAAAAGTCATCCCATGTTAATGATAGATTGATCGAAAAGATAAAAGAGCCTGAAGATACAAGACTTGTATCTATCGCTATAGGCATTCTTCTTTTCCAATTTGAACTATACCAAGTCATCTATACACCGAATTGAGATTGATGGGATACTCTAACCTCTAACAATGAGATCCCTGTGTTACTTATACCATACTCTTCACCATCTAGAGATGTAAAATTGACAATTACATCTTCTGTAAGACCTGAAAGGCCTAAAGTACGATCTGAAGTTATTGCTTTTTGAATGTCTCCTGCAAGATTCATGGCATTCTGAATTCTAGATTCTAGAATTTCTCCTCCTGCGTAACATACAATCTGATATACAGATTCTCCTACATATCTTCCTAGAGTTCTCCCTTGTTGCTCTATGGTATCAATAAAAACGATACTAGCAGAAGGGATTTGAGGAGAATGAAGAACTGCACCGATAACAACACGATCAGAAAGATCAAGGCCTGAAAAACCACTAGAGAAATCTGTAGCTATCAAAGTCTTCAATCTATTCAATATTGTTACATGTACGATATCAGGCATTATAGATCATCCCAAACTAACATTAAGAAGAGAAGATAACCTATCAGGCAAACGCTCTCTTTCTGAAGATACAGCCCTGCCAAGAAAAAGACGAGGACGAATAAACCGAGTACCAAATTCAACAAAGTCCGCATAATTGACATCACGACCTGAAGAAGATCCTCCTGCTCTTAAAACAACTCTAGGAGATCCCATAGGTGCATCAATAAGACCTGTTATAGATGATCTCAATCTTCCAGTTCTTACTTTTGGATATGAAGTAGCGTTCAGTTTTGCTTCTCTTTCCATACTCAAAGCGGAAATTGTTAGAATCCTTTCAAGTTCATCTAACAATCTATTATCCGCTTCTCTGACACGCTTGAGAAAATCATCAAAGGATAGTTGAGACATTTCTATATCCTCTCAATATTTCTTTGACCTCTTCAGGCATTGTTCTAGGAGAAAGAGTAACTGTAGAATTCCTTTGAGTAACCGATACATTCCCTTGATTGCTTTTTGCACGCTGTAAATGAGAACAATACACACAAATAGCATGAACCAAATCAGAAGGAGGGTTTGAAGTACTGAAACCAAAAGAACCTACAATTTTAATTGCTCTAAAACCACGATCAAAAGTATCAGGAGAGGTATCATCTAAGATCACTCTTCCCAATTCCTTATCTATCTCATATTGAGATGAATCTAACAAAGTATCAGAACCATAAACACGATCAACATCAGAATGAATAGATGTTATTGATACAATAGGCTTCAAAGGTGACTGAAGAACATACTCAAGGCCATACATAGAACCATCTGCATATATTGTATATGTTGATTGATCTAAGGTGTAAGAAGTAGCACTATCAGATAAAGGAAAGCCCAAGTATCGAGCAATAAAGCCCTCTACTCGAGCAATAAGCGAAGTTAGATCTGCATCAATAGAAGATCCTTGTATCTCAGGAAGATATTCTTTTAATGTTGATACAGATACTAAACTCATTCATTTTTTTCCTTAAATGTCTCTAGCAGGTACACATTTGAGAACAAATCGAACATTTGTAGCTGATAAAGTACCAGTTACATCTGCTTTGACTTGAATAGCTTCTCCTGCTTCATATCGCTTTGAAACTCCATTTTGAAGATCCATAGGAACAGGAGCATTTTGAGAGAAACCATCTGCCTCTGAATCTGCTGAAAGTAATACTGTAGCATCATCATCTGCGTAGATTTCACAGACAAGCTTAGGAGTAGCACCTGAAGCAACAGCAACATCTGCGATAATATAAGCGGATTCAACACGACAATCAACAGGAGCAACAAGAGCAAGAGTTTTATCTGCATTTGTGATCGCTTCAATTTTTTCTGTAAGTATAAACATTTTTAACTCCTTAAAAATTAGATAGGCAAGTCATAACCATAAACAACATTTTTCACTGCTTCAGCATCAGGAGAATCCATAACAGCACGCATTGTAGATACGATTTGAATAGCACCTGAAGTAATATCTTTATCAGATTCAACAGTTATTTGTCTACGTAGGTATTGATACCAAGAATCTGTATTAAATACCAAAAATCCTGTTTTGTCTTTTGTAACATTATCATACAATCCGTTTCCATTCATATCTGCACCAATAAAGCGAGACATAACAATAGGAATACCTGCAAGAGAAGCTAGTTGACCTGTGAGAATCGTTGCTTGTGCTCCAAACTTTTCAAGAGTTACAACTTGATCCAATTGAAGGAAGTTTGCAACAAGAGCCTCAGGAGATACAACACAAACTTTATTTCCAACAGCAAGTTCTCCAAGTTGCGCTACAGCATCCATAAACCCTGCAAAGGTCATAGCAGATCCTGCAAAGTCTTTGATAGATGATTTATCAATAGCAGATGCTCTCATACCTCTGAATAAACGTCTGTGATCAGCAGAAGATCCAAGTCCTGAAGCTCCCCATCTTTCTCT